CCTAGAGCTGCTCTGCAGCAAATACAGCAGCAGATCCACCACGTTATCGCTGGGACCCAGCGTTGCATCCAGCAGTCGCGTGACACGCATCCCGCCACGGATAAAACAATGCACCTGCCGATCCCATTGATCGAATCCTGCGGGAATGGTGACGTTAAACGCCATAGTGCTCATCCCGGCGTAGCTGCCACCAGTGCCGCAGTAGTAGGGCGCTTCAAGGTTCGGTGAGTTGTCAATGAAGTTGCCAGGCACAAAAGTGCCGGCGCGTCGGTTGAATGTTTGCGTGTAGCTACCAACGCGGCAAGCACGCTGGAACACATCCCGCACTTGGATGGAATCAATCTGCCCTTCGCTAAGTGCCAGGTGGTAATGAGCCGTGATGTCGCCACTGGGATCGGCATCCTCAAACCGCGCTTCAGTAGCTGGCGGGCTGATCAGCACACCGCCAAGATCGCCCACCCTGCGGCAGAACACAATTGGGATAACCTCGCCAATGACAACAGCACGTTGCTTTGTATCAAGCTCTGATGATCCGTTAGCAGCACCTTCTTGCAGTGGTGTGCCAACCAGTGAAGTAACAAAAGGATCGGAAATTTGAATGTTCATAACCGACACGGCACCCCAATTAATCGAGAGGTGAACTTACGCGGTGGCACTTGCGCGCCTACTGGCGACAAGCTACTGCCAAGCTCCATCACAATCGACGTAAATGTTCCATTTGCGCTAACCACCTCGCCAACATACGAGGCAATTAAATTCTGCGCGACTTGCGGCGTCGCGTTGCCAAGGATTGTATCAAACTCGTACATCTGCAGCTCTACTAGGCGCGCCTCGTCCAATGCCGCCAAAACCGATTCAATTGCGTCAGTTGTAGCTGGCAATGTTACGTTAATGGATGATTCAGACTCTACGTTGCCAGCAACTATGCCATCAGCATCAAATGGTTGGTAGGTCCATTGTGCGCCTTCCCATGTCACTGTGCTGTTGGCGTAATACGACTGCCATCGGTCATAGGTAACGTCACCCGAGTAGATGCGTAAAAATTGCGATTGTGCTCTAGCCATTCCTGACCCCCATGGCATAGCGCCCTGCTGGTGTGCGCAAGCCTTTGAAGACGTTGCCAGCCACCTGCTGCAGCCCCTGCTCAAAGTCAGCCATAGTGACGTAGCGCTCGCCGTTAAACTCTACAACAGGCCCAGTGGTGACGTTGATAGTGGGGCCACTGGTGGTGCCGCTTTGGATAGCCCCAGCGCCGCGCTGCCCCGCTAGGTAGTTTTGGGCCGTGGCGGCCATTTTAGACTCAGGGATGATGTACTCTGGCTCACCCCCTTCTCCAACCATTGCAATAGTAGGACGTTTAACCACGCCCCCATCAGCAAAACGCGGCAAAGTAGCCGATGGGATTGTAGGGATTTGCGGCAAATTTAATTGAGCCAATGCTCGGTTGGCACCTTGAATAACTTTATTAATTGCGCCAATTACTCCATTGATCGCGGCGCTCATACCGTTTAGGATTTGATTAATAACGCCACGAATTGCGTTAAATGCTGCGGTAAATGGTGCAGTTAAAATGTCTTTAACTTTGCTAAACGCTGATTGAATGCCTTGGATTAATGCTTCAATTCCATTGGCAACTGGATCAATAAAAACAGTCTTAAAACCTTGCGCTGCTTGCGTTAGTGTGTTGCCGATAACCTTAAACACCTCGCCAATCTGATCGCGGAATGTGTAGATTGCAACGCCAGCAGCAACGGCAAGTGCTACCCAGCCAACAGGGCCGGAGAAGACGGCAAGCACTACTTTGCCTATTGCTATTACAGCGGGAATTATTTGAGCGAAAACAGGCAACCACCCAGCAATCAATCCGCCAATGTTGGCCGCCACAATGGCAGCGTTGATTCCAGTAAATACAGCGCCAATCCCTGCCAGTGCTGCAAAGGCTGGTGCTAATGCAATAAAAGCAACGCCTAACGCGCCAACAATACCAATAATTGCCTGTATTGGGCCAGGCAAATTAATGAAAGCATCTAGCACGCGCTCCACCAACCCAATCACTGCTTCAAATGCAGGTAGCAATGCAATCGTTATGCGAGTTGCAAGATCACCCATCTTGCCCTGCATTGTTGTGATGCGATCGTTAAATGCCGCTGCTTTGTCCGCAAATTCTTGCGTCATGTTGGTGCCAAGCTTGCCAATTGCCTCGCTGCCCATGTTCAGCATTGGAATTAAATCCATGCCTGACCTGCCAAATAATTGCATCGCAACTGCTGCTTTTTCTGCGCCATCGGGCATATTCTTAAATCGTTCGGCAATATCAGTCATTACATCACCTGAACTGCGCAACTTGCCGTTGGCATCAGTTACCTTGATGCCGAGTTGCTGGAAAGCAGCAGCGGCCGGGCCGGTGCCATTTTGTGCCGCAGCCATGCCTTTACTTAGCAAGCCCAACGACTTGCCGACATTTTCCATGCTGACATCACTAAGTTCTGCGGCCTTCTGAAACTTTGCCAACTCTGGCACTGCTATGCCTGTTCGTTGTGACATCTTGCTAAGCGCATCAGCAGCATCCAGCGTTCTTTTGCCCAGCAACACCAAACCTGCAATGCTTGCGGCTGGCGCAATGGCGCGCAACGCATTCATTGCCCCGCCAGCCATGCCTCTCAACCTGCCAAGCGCGCCGCCAGTCCTGTTGGATTGTGATTCAACGCCTCCTAAGCTTTTTTGCAGCCCGCTGATCTGCGACAGCCCATCAACGCTGGCTTTGATCTTGACCGCAGCATTCATGTTGAGTGCCATGGTCAGTTCTTCCGATCGTGGATCAGGGTCAAGATCTCGCCTTCAATCACTTGGATGGCTTCCAGCATTGCCGGCGGGTCTTCTGCTCCATAGAGTCTAAACCCAAGATCAAGCGCCAGGTAGTCCAGTCCAATTAACCCGGCCGGGCCCGATCGCCACTGGGTCTGGCAGCGCAAGAACATCTGCACTGCATCCCACACTTCAGGCTCTACCTCAAAATGCTCAGGCTCAGCAGGCGCTCCTAGGTCAATCCCAAAGGCTGCAGCGTCGTCAGGGGTGTTGTCAATGACGCCACCCTTCATCCAGTACCGCGCAGCCTCTATCAGTTTTTTGTCTTCTTCCCTGCCACGCTGTCAAAGTATGCCTCAATGATCGACCCGGCCATCATCGGCACATTCAGCAGCTCGGCCTTGCCGGCTTCGCTGTAGGCAATTTCATCGCCATCATCATCCACGACGCCAGTCCATCCAGCCAATACCTCGTCAGCAATGGAGATGTCGCTGATGTCAGATTCAATTGGTTCGCCCTTTTCAGCGGCACGCACTCGCGCCTGCACTTCGGCTTGGATTTCGTTGATGCGCGATTGCGGCAACCGCGTGAACTCAGCATCAAATGACTGCTTGTCGTATTTGCCGCCGTCGGTTGGAACACGAAAGGCAACCGGCCATTTGTAGGTAGCCGATTGCTTAAGGACAAATGCCATGCGGAATCAGGTGAAGACCAGTGACACCTCATCATTGCCTGAACTGCCAGGAACCGCAATGACGGGAATCGACAGCATCTGGATGCCGTCTGAATCCTCGTAGCTTACGTCACCAATATCAATGGTTGAGCTGCTTACGGCAACGATGTTGCCAGCAACGGTGCCATGCGTAAATTGCAGGTTGCCCAGTGCGCCTTCGGCTACAGCGGCAGCAAAATAATCTTGGGTGCCAAGAGCAACCGCTTCAATCATGGCTGTGCCGGTCACTTGGCGATCAGTGATCAGCACTTCCTTGGTGCAGCCAACCAGCTCGCGGTAGACAATTTCATTGCCCATTTCAAGCTCAATCGACTGCAAGCAGCCGGCGTAGCTCAACAGCTGAAAGCTGCTGGTGTTGCCATTTTTGAACACCAGCGGTGTTGCTTGGTTTGTGTAGGTAGCAGCAGGCAACGCCACGGCAGTGGGTGCGTTGTAAATCCCGGTCATCTCAAATTCGATGTAGGGGATTTCTCCTACTTCACCATTGAGGGTGAAAGTGCCGCGACAGCCCGTCAGCTTGTGCAGCGTGCCATCCACGTTGTAGTAGATGGTGCAGGAGCTAAAGCTGCTGCTCACTGGCGCATAGGTCACGCTGGTTGTGGCCACCACCGTCTCGCTAAAGCCGCACGCTTTCAAGATCGAGCTGTAACGGGGCGCAGTGCCCGCCGTGCCGCTGCCAGCCAGCTCAACCTGAAAGGTGACCTCAACGCGAGTATTAGCCAGCAGCTGCTGAAATGCGCCCATGTACGGCCGCACCAGCTCCCGATCAACGGTATCGCTGGCCTGCGGTGTGATCTCAAGCTCGCGCACCAACACTGCATCAGTGCCGGCTGGCGTGATGTCCGTGCCGTAGACGGATTCAGTTTTTGCCAGGATCAGGCGTTTGCGTGTCAGGAGCGGCATTGCTCTCTACCTCATCAGGAGTAAAGGGTTGGGCCGGCTCTGTCCGCTCAATGAGCTTTCGCTTGCCGGTTTTAGGATCAAGCAGGTAGGACCCGCCCTGGCCTTGGTATTCATCAATCATAGTAGCGGTCATGATGTTGTTAGATCAGTGACGCTGGTGCGATAACGCACAAGGTAGTCGCAACTGATCACGCCTGCTGGCTGGTCAGCCTCGACCATCTCGAAGTTAACGCCTTGCGGTTGAATGTCGATGGCATAACCGCCCAAGGTCAGGTCGGCCATCAGTTTGCTGTGCATGTCAGAAACAATTGGATCAGCCTGCTGGTCTGGCACTGCACCACGCACAATCACGGCAACCCGTACCGTCAGGCTCCAGTCCAACGTGGGCAGGCTGGTGTTTTGCGCAGCTTGATCATTCAATGGTTCAATCACCAATGCTGGGCTTTCACCACGGCTAAGCGGCTCTACCCTGCTACGGTAAATCCGCGTGCTCACTCCAGTGGTGCCAACCAATGCACTAGCGATAGCAGCCAGAATTGTTTCGCGTTTTGTTGTCATGTTTTTTGAATGCCAAGTTGCACAAACTTGCCATCATCCATTAACATTGTTTCGCGTACTGTATAAGAAACCCCGTCAACAGTAATTGAATCACCACGGATAAGGGTTCCAAAATTTGAGGTTCTAGTTGTCAGCGTGTAATCAGTGGTTAACACCATTCCATCGCTGATCACCTGGCTTGGCATGTCCAAGATGCCATCAGCAGTAGTGGCGCCAGCTGTGCAGCTAACGCCAAAATCTGCCAGGAAGATATTTAGGTCTTCCGTAAACGCCATCAGCCGTACTTCTTGGAACCAAGAGCAACAACCGAAACGGCGCC